AGTTGATCTGCCACATCGGGCATGATGTCTGGCTTGGGCTTCCCCGATAGATCGCGGTCAATGTCGATGGCACGTACCCAGCCCTGCTCATCTGGATTATGGTCAGACTTACGAGCTGCGTGTTTACTATCGCCGATCCAGCCGTCCGAGGTACGATCACGATCGCTGAAGCAGTCATCGAATTGCTCACGTAGTTGAACTGCCGCTTTACTTAATCGTGGTTTGATGCTCGACATTAGAACATTCCCATCGTTTAAGATCATTTAGTAGCAATTCTGAATGATCGCAAGGAATAGATGCAATAAAAGCATCGTCTATTGGATCATAAGTGAAGCCAACCCCAGCAAAGTTATATCGGATTTTTGAGTTGTAAGAAGTACGGACACACTTTTGTCCTCTAAAGTTTCCGTACCAAGTCTCAGGGTCTAGCCCTTCAATTAACTCAGTTTCATCAATGCCAGTAATGACCTCAGTAACGATCGAGTTATCATCTAAGAATGCGTAATGTGCCATTATGCCCAACTCACATTTCCAGTACCAGCAGTGATAGTTGCGCGCTTATATCCGCCGCTTGCTGCGCTTTCTGTACCAGTTAAACCTGCACCAATTGTTATAGTTTTAGAATCTGGGTAACGCAGAATTACGACACCTGCGCCGCCATTGCCACCGCTAAATTGTGTGACTGTTGAAATAGATCCACCGCCACCACCACCGCCTGTGTTAGCAGTTCCGTTGGCTCCAACAGATGCGTTTCCGCCTGCGCCGCCACCGTCAGTAGCAGATCCGCCAGTTTCGGGAATTGTTCCGTTGTAGTATCCTGCTCCACCGCCACCTGCATAAGATGTTGATGAACCAGTTATAGATGTTGATACACCTGCGCCGCCGTTGCCAGTACCTGTTGGGGTGCTTTGTCCAACTGCGCCTGCTCCACCGCCACCACCAGGAACTGATCCGCCAATACGACTTCCACCAGCAAAGCCTTGGTTAGCCGTCCCACTTCCACCTGTGGCTTGCGATCCACCGCCTGATCCACCATTACCACCGTTGTTTGGATTTGCAGATGCTAAACCACCACCTGTAGATGTAATTGTAGAAAAAGTTGATGCAATACCTGCTGATGAATTTGTATTATCGGCAGTTGCACCTGCACCACCTGCGCCTATGGTTACGGTGTAATTTGTTGCAAGGCTAAGACTTAAAGCACTTTCTAAACTTCCACCGCCGCCAGTAGCGGTAACGGTGCAACGAAGTCCACCTGCTCCACCGCCTGCGCCTGCGTATCCAGTAGCAATTCCTCGAGAACCGCCTGCGCCGCCTGCAACTACTAAATAGTCAACAGTTAATCCTGCTGGAGCAGGCAAGCCGAAAAGCCCTGTAATTACATTGGCAATCATTATGCTATTGCACCCACAACATACCAAGCATCTGTGCCAGTCTTAATACAGGCTGCTGATTTGTATTGTGCAAGTGTAGGAGCGGCTGCTGTTCCAGCTGCTGAAAGAATTGTAGTTGTGCCGCTAGTAACTGCTGAAATAGTGCAAGTACCAGCACCAATATTTAGGACAGTTATTACTGTGCCAATAGGGTGAGCCACAGAAGCGTTAGTAGGTATCTTGATCGCATTGGCTGAGGCATTGCTCTGGGTAATAAGGGTCTGATACGAGTCGTTTAAGACTGTTGTGTAAGTTGTGCCTGTCTGGGCATTGAGCGTGAACGCTACTAGCCCATTGAACATAGCCGAACTTAGGACATCGCCTGTGCTTGCTGGAAAACCTGTTGCCATTTTATCTCCTAGTACGCCATTATGTTAGTGCCGATTATACCCGAAATATTGCTCCCGATCAGGAACCCTTCGACTATAGGTTCGAGCGTGGTGACAACAACCTTGAATGAATTTGGCGTAATATCCCATGCAAGACCTTGTGCTTGTAAAGTTTTGACGATGGTTGATCCATCAGGTTGAATGTTTGTTATCTTTAGATTTGAGAAGTAATCCAAGTCTAGCATTGTCGCAGTTGGAACTGCTGGATCAAGTAGGTCAACCGTCATGGCATCTATGCGGATGGTTGTTTCTTGACGAGTTGCCACATAGATTTTAGCAATGTTGAGAGTGTCTGCATCTGTTTGTGCTACAAGGTTGGTTTGATTAAGTTGGTGTGGGAAGTATTTAGCAATAGAAGTTGCGTTTTCTGATACCTGCTCTGTGCCGCCTACGCGAGTCATACCAGCAGAGTTTATGATCAGCTTGTCATCAAAGGCAAAGACTAAGTTTGTGTAAGGAATGCCGCCAGATTGATTAAACTCAATAGGAGTCTCGCCATACTTCTTAATTACATTGGTACGGTTCAAGAATACTGCTGTGCCTTCTTGGTTAAAATAGAACGCGCCTTGCTCTGAGAACTCTGCGTTCTTAACTGCATCAAGGGCAGTTCTGGCTGTGGCTGGATCAACTACACAGGTTGTGTTTCCGGTATCGACCGTACGCATATTGGCAGGAAACGACACTTGATCAAGTATCTTGCCTATGCGTGTGCCTGTGTCTTGCCCTGCTGTTGCGCTGGCAACTGTTGTAACTGTTGCTTGCTGCATAAGTCTAAAAGCATCTGAGCAGACAATATCTACGTAGCCAGTTTCTTGACCTTGAGGATAAGTATAAAGATACTCGGTTGTGTAGCCAGAAAATAAGAAGTAACCAACGCCGCCTACTGTGCCTGAGACACGCAGCTTGCGTAGTGGGCTTAAAAGTCCAAAATAAGGTGATGAAGTATTCTGTGGGTTAAAGTAGGACAAAGGATCAAGTACGCGAACTGTGCAAGTGCCAGCCTCGTAAGTATCGCGCATTAGATTGCGACCGCGAGTAATCCTGATCTGTCTTACATCTGGAGTTAAGTCAACAGTTGGTTCTGGAGTAGTGCTAGAAGCCAGAGTGCCTGTGCCTAGAACGCCGTACTTAGCATCTCCAATAGTAAACGGATAACCAAAAGTTGCTCCGCTAGAGAAGTCAAAAGATACGCTGATCTGGGCAGGTAAGGTCATCCTGCGAACGAGCCTTTAAGTCTGCCAATTGCAGAAGCTGAACCTGATAGTGATCGGTTAAGCAAGCCATTAGAGACTGCTTCAACTAGATCGTTTTCTGATACTACTGATCCGCCAATATAAACATTTACATTGCCAGAACTATCTGCTCTGGCAGAGAACCCTGCCATGCCGCCGTCTGCTCCGCCGTAAGTGCTAGCGATAGTATCTAGAACAGCCGCGTTGTAGGTAGGGGCTGCAACTGTATAATTACCTCTTGCTATATCAGCAGCAAGTTTAGCTGCTAACTCAAGAGATAATATCCAACCAGCAAATGGGTTCTTGGCATCTGGCAAGCCTGAGTAATAGGCTACCAAGTCTTTAGTCAATCCTTGAGACTTAGCAATCTCACCAGCAAGTTTAGTTGCTTGAGTTGTGTTGCCGGTAACTAAGGCTAACTGCAATTCAACGCGCTTGCGATCTTCTTCTGAAAGATTACCCTTTAGTGCAGCAATAATGTTTATCTGTTCTATGTCAAAAATGCTTCCTGCTTTTTTACGTTTAAGTTCTTCTGCCGCTTGTTTCTTAGCCAATTCAGCAGCAGCCTTTTGAGAACGAATAAGTTTTGCTTGAGCCGCTGCGCGAGCCTTCTGTTCTGCCAGAAAAGCCTTTTGCGCGTCAGTCATCTCGGGAGTTGTTTCAGTAGTCCGTTGGTTTTTGCCTTCTTCAGTAATTTTAGCAATTACTAATCCAACAGCAGAGCGCTTAATAAAGAACTCGGCTACTTTTATTAGTTTTTGGAAGATTGGGTTATCCCAGATTTTGCGAACGTAACTGGCAAGACCGACAAAGAAGTTAGCTGAGCCTTCTGCCAACCTTGACATGCTATCTGTAACTGTTCCAATACTATTAGAGGTTCCGCCGACAAGAATGTTAAGTGACTCAAGTAAACCTTTACCGATTGTCTCTGAAGCATTATCTGAAGCAACAGTAAGCGCGTCCATCTGCCCAGCGTAAGTTGCTAAATAGGCTGCGTTTGATCCAGCGAACTGACCGTTAAGAGTAGTCATGATCTGTTCAAAAGACATGCCAGCAAGTTGCGCTGTGGTCAATCCTGTTGCGTATTTTCTAAGACCCTTTGTATTTCCTACAAAAGCGTTGCCTAAATCTGTTGTAACGGTTTCTAAATCAACACCGGAACCGCGAGATATTTCTATCGCCTGAGTAAGTAAGTCTTGAGCATAAGTCAATGAGCCTGTCTGGGTAATTAACTTTGCTAGGGCTGGACGAAGTTTATCGTCTGAAACATTGGCTGACTTCTCAAGGCTGCTGATAAACTCCTCATTGGCTGCAACAGCAAAACCGATGCCTAGGTTTTTGAGAGTATTGGCTAAGGCTGCTGCTGCCTTCTGATCATCCATAAAGGCTTTGACTGCGGCTTTACCGAATGAAGTGATTGCTTGAACAGAAAAGGCAGCAATCATCGCAACGCCTAGTTTTTTAACGGTTTTTTCAAGACCAGAACTAGCTTTGCCAGCCTTGTTAAATGCTTTTGCGCCAGTAAATTCTGAGGCAATATCTATTCTTAAACTAGCCACTAGACATTAGCCTTTCTTGCATTAAATTTAGCGGATGATTTTTCAATTGCTTTGAGAACTCCAGCAGTTGCTTTGCCTTGATCTTGAGCAAAGGCTCTAAAGATAACGCGACCCGTAACTCCTCTGTTGCGACCTTTAAGTTGACCGCCAAGTCTAGGAGTAAAGTTGCCAGAAATCCCAGAGGTGCGTCCTGCCCACTCATAAATTATGCCGCCAACACTTTTATTTAATATAGATGCTAAAGCAGTAAAGCCGCGACTGTTGGCTTTGCTAGGAGTTGTTTTGAAACTAATGCCTTGGCGCGCTTCAGCTGCATCATAGTATCGAGTAGCCCATCTGCCTTTAGCGTTATCACGCTTTAGCCAGCCGCTAGGGGCTTCCTCGTTTGACGGAAGAAAACCCCTAGCGTTTTTTGCTAGTGGCTTTACAAAGGATGCAATCTCTTTACTAGTTTCCTTAGCAAGATCAGGCTCAAACTTCTTCAAAGCCTTTCTAAGCGCGAGACCGCCGACTACTCTTGCTGGCATTGTCTCGCTCCTTTGCTATGTCTTTTAGTACCTCGATATGCGCCTGAAAAGCCATCGGAGAAAGTTCTACGATGCTTTGAAACGGAACTCCATACTCATGACTCAAGCGAGCCGCAAGATAGCAGACTGAGTTCCGATCTATCCTAAAGGGTCGGAGTCAACCACATCCACGCTGACTAGCGTTTCAATGAACGCTTCGCCAAATGGTTTAACGGTTTCTCCTGAGCGACGGATAGCTTCCCAACACAACCAGTAGATGTCCGACTGGCGTTGATTTTCAACAATCGCTTTATGAAATCCCATCTTTGCGTAAGACTCAAAAGCCCACTCGATTACAGGAGTTACCTCGTACTCGTTTGCGCTTCCGTCTGTTCTTACTACCTTTAGTTTTGCCATTGTTTGCCCCTTAGTTAGTTATTACGATGTTGTGATTACTATTGTGCCTGACACGTTCCAAGTTACTGACTGCATACCAAGATCAGTAACTGCACCGTTGATGTCGGTTGTATTATTTACGAGACATGTCATAGTATAGAGAGGGTTAGTCGCTGAAGTAGCAGCAGAAGTCTGCTTAAAAGTTACTGCAACATTTGTACCCCAAGCAGCTTGTAAAGTTGCTAGGACTGATGATGCTGCTGTGTCGTTTAGGAAGTCAATAGTTACAGAGGACTGCTCTAGCCCTTTAACTTGCTTCACTCCACTATCGCCCATTGCCGTTACATCCAATTCTTGAAATGAACGGTTAAGCGTTACTGATTGAACATGATCTGAAAGGTCAACCGCATTAACAGTAACCTTAACTCCATTATTTAGAAATACTGCCATTTGGTTTATTCCTCGTCTTTCTTAGTAGATGGTTTTGGTGCTGCCGGAGCAATCTGACCAATCTTGATCAGGAACGCTTCGTTATCTTTTTCCCATTCATTCATGGTTTAACTCCAACTCGTTAGTATTGAGACTTGCATTGAGCAAGTCAAGAGATCGCCTGTTGCAGCATTGAGAACGCTGGGTGCGCTCACATCTCCGACATTATAGACGATCGAGGAAGCCGCTAACTTGCCAAAGACAGCAACTAGCATTTCCTCAATTCCATTTAGGTTGCCCTCGTTATCGAGAAGCGGCACAAAGATATTAAGATTAAAATTAGCAAGCGGAGATATTGTGGCGCGGCCATTGTTGTTTGGCGTTACGTAAGGATCAGCCGGTGAAATTACTACGCTGTTAACGATAGGGGTTGCCGGTGGGAATGCGAAAACTGAGTAAAGGGTGTTATCTACTAGCGCCTCGGCAATAGTGCCGCGAAGTGTTGAAATCGCTGTCATGGTTAACCAACCATCGAGCGCGGATCAAGGTAAGGAGCAAGCAAGCCGCGAACGCGAGCAAGTAAAGTGTTGGACATTGTAAATGGGCTAGGAGTGAATCCATCGACTGTCATGCCCTGACCGCTTGGCGCTTGGCGCGCTTGCCAGATAGCGATTGAAAGCATTAGAGATGCTTCTTTAACTGCTGGGATCGTCGAATACGTATTCTGAGTAACGCCTGAAACGACACCGTAAGGCACGACTGGATGATATTCACTAGCTGTTGGGCTTCCAGTTACTGCGTAAGTTATTGTGTATTCGCCAACGCCTGTAATTGTTTTAGTACCGTTAAAAGGTGAGCCATTCTTGGTAACGATTACTGACTGGCCGACGTAATAATTGCCAGTAACTAACTCGTCAAAATATAGTGTTCCTTCTGTGGTGGTGTTACTGTGACCTACATTGAAATTGTCGTTTGTCCATAAAAAAGGGATCAACACATTGTCAGCAGCATCGCATACAGATTGAAGGGTTGAGTCTGGGTAAAGTGTGCCGATACCCAACGCCGTTCTTAATTCAGCAATAGTGGTGTAAGACATTTGATCTCCTTTCTAAAGACTGGCTGGGTAGAAGGGCACTACCCAGCCAGCGACTTAGTTTCTAACTAATTAAGTTAGGTTGTAACGACGAACGCCCTTGCCGGACTTGCCTACGTAGATTGCTAGGTAGCCGTAAAGTGCGATCTGGATTTGGCC